ATTAGTACCATTTGGAGAACTCAACTGCCATACAAGAGTAGTTCCAACTCCAGATTGATTAAAACTCACAACAGGAACAACATTTTCAGTTGTATCAATAATTACACTCGCCTTATTGTACAATTTACGTAATAAAGCCAAACCAATAGCTTTACAAACAGATTCAACACGAAAAGTGGTATGTCCAACACCAATACAATCAGGATCCTCAACTTTACCAAAAGTTTCATGCAATACAACAGCACCTCTAGCTTGATATTTATCTTTTAATGTATTAACTTCCTTTCGAAGTATTGTAGCTTTTCCAAGATAACCGGCTCCAGACATTAATGCGCCAATAGATGTTTTTGTTTGGTCAAAAACATTTACAACATCTTCTGTGTTTCTTATCTGAGCTGCTCTATTTCCATAATATCCACCTATAATAGCACCAGGTACATCACCTGTAATAAATCCTAAAGCAGCTCCTGCTAATGTACTTCCGACTTCTGTTCCAAACTCCGTCCATGTACGTTCATGATGACGATGTACCGGAGTTACTCCCCCATACCCTAAATCTATACCTGTCCCTAAACTAACAGCCGCATTTGCCATATGCGCTGGTGTACTAAATAATCCAGGTATTTCATGAGTGGACCTTATAGTACTAGGAGGAGTAGGCATTCCATGCCTACGTCTTCTTTTACGTTTCTTACGAGGAGTAATAAAATAATTTTTAGTCATTGTTTATTTTTATTAAGTAAAAAAAAGTCATACACCCCCCTCCCGATTGAGCTGCCCTACGCTACGCTTCGGGGCACTCTCGGGGGGTGAATACATCTTACGCCCCCTTGACGGGGACGCGCTTTCTACACAATCTGGTTCGACTTGGAACATGTCAACCTCGGCAAGATTGATGCGTTCCGGAGTTTCTCTAACGCTTCTTGATATATCTTTTTCGATATCCACTTCGCTTGTACATCGGCTTTTTATAAGTTTTATACTTACGAGTATACCGAGACTTTGGATAAGTTGGCTTACGATAATTACTATACTTTCTGGAGACATACTTTCGTTTATAAGGCATTTTATTAATTTTGTTCAGGAAACTCCGTAATAGTTAGTCTTCTCATTAAGGCATCAACAGTCATTTGATCAACATCAGAATACCAAAGTCTCGGATCCAAATTTGAAGTTATCCAAATTTTGTCAGCATTGAGCGGCATGGAAGACCCTTTGATTTCCACTCGTACAGGGTACCTGTCCAACCATCGAAGCAAATGGGAGATATCGATTCCTCCACGAAATTCATCGATAACAACATTCTTCTCCATTTGGTAACCACACCAGAACTTGGTCCGGGGATCTTTACAGTAAGCTTCCATACCTGCCTCATCCCAGGCACGTCGAGATTTTCCAGTTCCAGTCGGGCCCCAATAGACAAAGCATTCTCTTTCCATTCCGACTGCTCGTGAATGGTCAGCACCAATTCTTCGAAGGCTCCCATAATTGACCACTCGACAATGTGGCGGGACGGCTTCCAAATTGCCGGACTTGGCGGCGGCCCAAACTGCTTCCCAATCTGTTTTGGAGTTTCGTTGAAAGGTGAAAGTTCCGAGTTCAAAACGGGTTCCTGGTACAGAAGTGTCTTCTTTCCAACAGTAGGCGTTGGCGGCGGATGAACGGGAAAGCTCGCAGTGGACTGGTCCAAAACATTCTCTGACTTGTTTAAGCGAGACTTTTTTCTTGAACGCAACGCAGACTTGCCAATGACGGTAGGAAGAGGATGAACCAACTTCAAGTTGGCCTTTGATCCATTGGCAGGACAGGGGGAGGTAGGGAGTGAATTCATGAGCGGGGATAGTTAATAACCAAAAGATTCCTTGACGTCTTGACATGAAAGAACGTCAAAAAAATGCTCTGTTTATATAGTTGTTGGCGGAGTTTTGCACTGTGGGCCCCAAACCACGTGCCCCACAGCCACACACAGCCACCGAACTCCGCCGATTTTATGGGGTCAAACGCAATCCCCCCGCTCATTTGAGAATTGAGAACCGCGATAGTAAGTAATACTGCAAAAACGATTCTCATTTTTTTATTGTGTTACTATCGCTCTATATCTAAACCAAATTAATATCAGCAGACACACCATAATGTGGCATCATATTTGGATAACTAGAAGTAATAAATTGACAGCATATAGTATGCTGAGTTTCATACTGAATATGAATATTGTTAGAACTTCCACTATTCAATTCTTCTTCCAAAAACGCAATTTGAGTTCTTCCTGGTGCAAATGCTACAGTATCAGTAGAAGATCCAACTCCTTGTGTAGTAAATTTAAATCGACCACCAACAATATTCTGAAAATATCCTCGATATTTATCAGTAACTGCCATATCCTTCATAGCTCCAGGATTAAGTCGAGTATAACCACTCTTAGTCACATTTGAAAATGACTTCTTTGCAGGTGGTTCCTTCCAAGCACCCGGAGTTGTAGCATTTGCAGCCTTCACAAGCACTACTCCGCCAATATAACTAGTATTATAAGTAACATTATTATTCTGTTTAGTTTTTGGAACTCCATTAAACTCAAACACAGGCCCTTTAAGAGGCTGTACATCAATCTGATCAATATTAGTAGACCCAGTACCGGTTGCAGTTTTAGTTCGATTCTGAATAATAGTATGTACAGAACAAACAATATCAACAATTTCTTGTTTCAAATTAATCTGAGCAATAACATATTGAGGAATTGAAGTATCATTATATTCAAGAGCAATTCTTTCAATTTTAAGAGAATTTTCATCAGTAATCATATCATAAATTTGATTTTGCAATCCGGATCCAGTAAGAATTCCATTCAATGAAAAATTTGGAGGAATAGCATAACTTCCAAATGTATTAGTACCATTTGGAGAACTCAACTGCCATACAAGAGTAGTTCCAACTCCAGATTGATTAAAACTCACAACAGGAACAACATTTTCAGTTGTATCAATAATTACACTCGCCTTATTGTACAA